GCGAATTGCGCGGCCACCTCGAGCTCGCGCCGCCCGGCACCTCGGAGCGCATCGATGAGATTCGCCGGCTGGTGGAGGCCGGAATCCTCAAGGCCACCTCGGTAGGCTTCCGGCCGATAAAGCACGCGCCGCTCGATCCCGAAAATCCATGGGAGGGCACGCGATTCATCGAGCAAGAATTGGTCGAGACTTCGCTCGTTTCGGTTCCAGCAAATCCAAATGCGCTGGCCGTTGCGAAGAGTCTCGACATATCCCGCGATACGCTCGCGTTGGTTTTTGCCGGGCAAGGCAAGGACGGCCAGCGTGTGACTCGCGGGTTCACTGGCGGGCAAGCCAAACCGAAACCGAATGGGAAGGCTAAAGCCATGACCACGGCTCAAAACATTATCGAAACGCAAGCTCAATTCAACGGCTTGCGCGCTGATTTGGAATCGCACCTCGCCTCGCTCGACAACGACAACGTGACCGACGAGCAGATGGCGCGCACCGACGAGCTCAACGGCAAGATCGGCAAAAAGAAACGCCACCTCGAGCAACTGATCGAGGCCGAGCGCATGCTCGGGCGCGAAACCGCCGAGCTCGAGGCGCACGAGATTCGCATGCCCACTCGCACGGTGCCGAAACCGAGCGACGGCATGCCGGTATTTGCGCAACCGACAACGCACAAGCCCGGCGACTACTTTTGGAAATCGCTCGTTGCGCTGACCAAGATGAAATCCGAGCGCTATGCGATGAAATCGCCGCTCGAGGTGTTGCGCGATACGGTGGGCGAAAACGACAAGGTGCGCACCGTCTATGAGGCCATTGTCGGCAAGGCGGCGAGCGTGCCGGCGCTCACCACCGCCACCGGATGGGCGGCCGAGCTCGTCACCACCGAGCGGCAAGCGTTCATGGCAACGTTGCAGCCGAAGGCCGTGTTCGGGCCGCTCGCCGCGCGCTCGCTCGCGTTCACGTTCGGCACCAACGGAATCATTTCGATCCCGACACGCAACGCCACGCCCACCATTGCCGGTTCGTTCGTCGGTGAGGCGTCGGCGATTCCGGTGCGGCAAGGCGCGTTCTCGGCCATCACCATGACGCCGAAAAAAATGGCGGTTATCACGGTGTTCTCGCGCGAGATTTCGGAGCATTCCGATCCCGCGATCGAGGGCCTCCTCCGCACCGCCATTAGTGAGGATACCGCGGTGGCAATCGACTCCGTGCTCATGGACGCCAACGCCGCAACCGGCGTGCGCCCGGCCGGGCTCCGCAACGGTGTTTCGACCTTGACGCCTACCGCCATCACCGGCGGCGCCTTTGCGGCCGTTATCGGTGATGTCAAATTGCTCTATGGCGCGCTGCAAACCGCCACGCTCGGCAATGTGCGCGATCCGGTTTGGCTGATGCCGCCGGCGCTCGCGCTGGCGTTGTCATTGACGGTGGCGCCAAATGGCACATTCGCGTTTCCGACCATGACAACGGAAGGCGGATCGCTCGCCGGCATTCCCGCCATCGTTTCGCCCAATGTCACCGCGGATACCTTGTTCCTAATCGACGCCGCGGATTTCGTCACCGCTACCGGGCCGATGCGAATCGATCTATCCGATTCCGCAACTCTGCATATGGAGGACACCAGCCCGACCGCCATTGGCACCACCGGCACGCCGAACGTGGTGGCCGCGCCGGTGCGCTCGCTCTGGCAAACCGACACGCTCGGGCTCCGCATGCTGCTCCCGTTGAATTGGGCATTCAGGCGCGCGGCACCGCCGGCAATGGTGGCCTACATCACCGGCGTCACTTGGAAATAATCCGCTCACCGCGGGTTGTTCGATATCTGCAACTTCAACATGGGAGGCCATGATGGCCGATCCGACCAAAGACCAAGCCGCCGCGGCAAAGGAGCAATTGAGCAAGGACGCCGAGGCGCGCAAGAAACAAAACGAAGAAACCGCAAAGCGCGTCGAGCAATCCAAGCCGACGCCGACGCAAGAGGAAAACGACATGGCGCGGCTCGGCGCCGACGTGGTGGAAAAGCAGGACGACGGTAGCGGGCCGGAGGTGAAGCTCGTGCTGCAACGCGAGGTGACGCCGGCCGACAAGCCGGCCGCCGGCAGCTATGCCACGCGGCAAACCAAGCCGGCAACATGAGCGGGCGCGAGCTCATAGCGCGCATACTGGCGCCTTTGGTGGCGAAATCCACCGAGGGCGCCTATCGAGCCGGCCCGTATTATCTGCCGGTGTCCGGCGGTTGGCTTTCGGCCACCGCCGGCTCGTTCATGAATTGGTGGCAGCTTGGCTATTCGCCGCAAGGCATGTCGGCACAAAGCGCCATGGTTGAGGCGTGCGTTTCGGCCTATGCGCAAACCGTGGCCATGTGCCCGGGCACGCATTGGCGATTGAAAGGCGACACCGGCGGGCGCGAGCGCGTGACCAATTCCGCGCTCTATCGTTTCTTGCGCCGGCCGAACGAATATCAAAGCATTTCCGATTTTCTATTGAACGCCGTGCGCTCGCTTTATCTTGAGGGCAATTGCTACGGCCTGGTTGTTCGTAATTCGCGTTTCGAGATCAATGAAATTCACCTCATGGATTCGCGGCAATGCACGCCGCAAGTGGCGGTTACTGGTGATGTGTTCTACAAGCTCGCCGGCAATGACGTGATCGCGCGGCAACTCGGCGAGGCGCCGATCACCGTGCCGGCGCGCGACGTGCTCCACATTCGATTGCATTGCGTCGATCGCTCGCGGCCGTTTCCGCTCAAGGGCGACACACCGTTAACCGCGGCGCTCAACGATCTCGCGGCCAGCAGCGCGATTCAAAATCAGCAAATTCAGTTTTATCTCAATCAGGCGCGGCCCTCCGCGGTGCTATCCACCGATCAGATTTTGACGCGCGAGAATCGCGACCAATTGCGCGCGCAATGGAACGAGATGGCCAAGGGCCTCGAGCCCGGATGCGGCCCGGGCGGCACGCCGATATTGAGCAACGGGCTCAAGGTGGTGCCATGGTCAACGCCGGGCCGCGATTCCCAACTCGCCGAAATGCTCAAGATGAGCGACGAGAAAATTGCGCTCGCGTTTCGGATTCCGCTCGCCATTCTCGGCATAGGCGGCATGGGCACATTTGGCTCAACCGAGCTCCTCATGGGGCAATGGATTTCGTCGGGCCTCGGCTTTTGTTTGAATCACGTCGAGGAGGCGTTCGGCGTCACCTTTCAATTGCACGGGCAGCCCGACGAGTATCTCGAGTTTGACACCTCGGCATTGCTCCGCTCGGCGTTCAAGGATCGGATCGACGGGCTGGTGAAGGCGGTGCAAGGCGGCGTGCTGGCGCCGAACGAAGCGCGCGCGCTCGAGGGATTCCACGCCGTGAAATTCGGCGACGAGCCGCGGGTGCAACAACAAGTCGTGCCGCTCTCGGCGGCCGCCGGCATCCCGGCCGCGCCGCGCCCGGACGCACCGCCGCCGGCGGCCGGGCCGCAAGACGACAAACCGCCGCCGGAAAAATCGCCGCGTAAGGATATCCCCGATGTCGGAGCTATACGCGCTGCCGCCGACCGCCAAGGCCGCCGACGACGACTCGCCGCGCTCGCTGGCTGAAATTCTAGGTGACGTTGTTGATCTCGAGCGCTTGGAATTCGAGCGCGTGCGAACGCTTGCCGAGGCGCGGTGTGAGGCGGCAATCGCCAATCTTCGCGCCACCTCGGTTGAAACGCTGGCGCGGATCGAGGCCAAGATGGCCGAGCGGCTCGCGCAATTGAAGGACGGCCAAGATGGAAAGCAAGGTGAAACGGGCGCACCCGGCCCGACCGGCCCGCAAGGCGAGCCCGGCCCGGCCGGAGCTCAAGGACAATCCGGCCCTCAAGGTGATGCCGGAATTGCTGGTGATCCGGGAGCTACTGGCCGAGCAGGCGAAACCGGCCCGCCCGGCCCGCAAGGTGAAATAGGGCCGCGCGGCTTTGAAGGGCCGCCCGGCCCGGCCGGTGTGCCCGGCCAATTGCCGGCGGTGAAAGCATGGGTGCCCGAGCTTGTGCACTATGCCGGCGCGGTGGTGACGCACCTCGGCGCCCTCTGGCAAGCCACTCGCGACACCGGGCAGGCACCGCCGCACGGCGATTTCGCGTGCCTCGCGCGCGCCGGCCAGGACGGCGCCACGCCGCGGGTGCGCGGGCTGTGGAAAGCCGAGGCGGCTTATCACGCGCTCGATATCGTGGCGCTCAATGGCGGCTCGTTCATTGCCAAGCGCGACGATCCCGGCGCTTGCCCGGGTGACGGTTGGCAATTGCTCGCAAGCCAAGGCCGCACCGGCGCGCAAGGCGCCAAGGGCGAGCGTGGCGCCGCCGGCGAGCGCGGCACCAAGGGCGAGCGCGGCGAGGCCGGGCGCGGCATTGCCGGCTTTCGCGTGGACGGCAAAAACTATCGGCTGATCGCGCGCATGAGCGACGGCCACGAAACCGCGCTCGAGCTCCGCGAGCTATTCGAGCAATATCACCGCGAGCAGGAATGACACCGCAAACCATCTTGCAAGGTGCGCGCGTGGCCGAGCTCCGCCGCCGTGCAAATGCGCTGGCCGTGTTGGTTCGGCCGCCGCCGACGTTGCGGAGCCCGCGCTCGGCTGCCCGGCGCGGGCTCGAGCGTCGGCGCTTTTTATTGCTGCTCGCCCACGAGCGCCGGCGGAGCGCCCGGCTTATTGCGGAGCTCGCAAGCTAATGACGGAACCATTGGTGAATGTACTCACGCCGGCCACCTCGGTTGCGCTCATTAGCTTGGACGACGCCAAGATCATGCTCGGGCTGCCGCCCGGGCCGAGCGCCGACGACGAAAAATTGCAAATGATCCTCGATCAGAACGCGGCGATTATCGCGCGCATGGTTAACCGCCCGACATTCGCGAAAGAGAAAGTCAAGGAACGCTGGTTTTGCGTCGCGCCGGTGTGCTGCCCGAACGGCGCCAGCCGCATTTGGCTCACGCACGCGCCGGTGAAGCTCGACGACATTGAAAGCATTGAATCGCCCGAGGGCGTGACCGTCGATCCGGCAAGCATTTGGCTCGAGGAGCAAACCGGGCAGATCATTTTTCCGGGCGGCACCGCCGACCAAATCCTGATTACCTATACCGGCGGTTATGATTTGCCCGACGAGGCGCCGCTCGATTTGCAGCGCGCCGCCGGCGTGGAGCTCCGGCAATACCAGACGCAAGAGGCGCAAGAGGCCACCAGCGGCGCCGGCATTCGCCTCTTGCAGCATAAGGACTCGCGCGTGGTTTATTTCTCGCCGCGTGACATGGCCGGAGGCTCCGGCGGCAGCGGCTCGAGCTCGAGCGCGCCGAGCTCGGCGGCGGAATCCGCGCTCAAGAATCTTCTGCAAACCTATGTGCGATATTGGATATGAAAATCCAGATCGATGCCAACAAGGCGCACGCCGCCGTGGACGGCATGATTAAAAAGCTCAACCATTTCCGCCGCGTCGATATCGGTTATGAGCTCTCGGATTGGCAAGTGCACGACATGCACCGGCACCGGCCGTTCACCATGCGCTCGCGCGCGAAAGGCCGAGCCGCAACGGTGGTGCGCCCGCACTCGCTCTATGAGGTGCAACAACGCGGCAAGATCACCAAGGGCTATGAGCGCGCGGTGCGCCGATTGCTCAAGCAACTTGCCGGCAGCAAACGCAAGGTGCGGAAGATTCCGAAACCGATCCACCGCACCTCGACGCGGCCCTACTTGCGCGAGTCGCTCTATCAAATCCTACAACGCCGCATGCAACGGCTAATGGCGGAAAAGCTCAAATGGCGGTGAATTTCGCCAACGATTTGCTGACGCCGAATTTCGGTGTATGGGCGCGGCCGATCACGGTGACGCCGGTTGTCAACGGCGTAGCCGGCGCCGCCTATGGCGCGCGCGGCGTTTACAATACGCAAGCGCTGGATTTGCTCGGCGAGGAGTCGTTGATCTCAACGCAGCAAACCATCCTCGACATTATCGAGGATGAGTTTCTCGGCGCCGGCCGCGCGCTGCCGCAACAAGGCGACCGCATCAATATTCCGGCCAGCGGCAGCTTGCGCGCGCTCGGCGATTTCGAGGTGGTGAGCACCTCGAGCAATGGCGGCGGCGAAACCACGCTCGAGCTCCGGCAATGGGAGCTCACGCCGTGAGTGATTGGGGAAATTATGTCGAGGCTCCGCGCGTCAACGGCGATCTGGTGTGGACCGGCACCGGCGGCGAAAGCGACGTGCATTCCTACGCCTATATCATTCTCAACGCGATTTATACCCGCCTCGCCGGCACCTCCATGTTTCGCGATTTCCCATGCAAGCGCCTTACGCAAGCGTTGCCGATCGAGGCCGGCGTGCAAGTGCCGTTCATTGGTGTCTATGCGCCCAAGGAAATGTACGACAAGGACGGCGATCACAACGTCGGCGAGATTCGATTGTTGCATACCGTGCCGGTGGGGATTCAAATCGTTCTCAAAAACAACGATCCGGTGAAGCTGCTCGACAAGCTCGACGCCGCCTATTGGTTCGTCATGAATCAACTCTTGCGCGACGACTCGTTGACCAATCTCTGGAAAACCACGATGCCCGATAACACGCAATTCGAGGGCGTGATCCAAGGCGGCGTCGAGGAGCGTTGGTTTCTCGCGCAAGGCTCGCGGAGCTCCACCTCGGAAACGCCGATCGGCGAAAAGCTGATCGAGCTCGCGCTCGTGTTCCGCACCATGTGGCACCCGACCGAGTTTTCCGATTTGCACCGCATCACCGTTCGCACCGCTTACCCGGAAGGCAGCACGCCGGAGGAGCAACTCGAGGTGCAACAAGTGACCATGGTTTACGAATTCAAAACCGACACCGGCGAGGCGGTGCCCTATCCGCTGCCGGACGACACCGAACCGCCGCCCAATCCTTTTTAACAACAGGAGTCCAACATGGCCGACGAACCGACACGCGAAAGCGCACGCGAGCAACGCCGAGCCGATCGCGCGGAAGCCGTGCGCGCCAATGCGCCAACGCGGGTGCGCGTGCTGCCGGCGAAC